TAGGATACAGGAGAACACATGCTAGATCAAGTTAAGAATTATAAAGAACGTATGCAAAAAGTTTTGGCTGAAGCAATAGAAGCCAATAATCAGCAGCTACTTAGTGGTAGCACTGATGACTATGCAGGCTATAAATTTTTAGTAGGCATAGGACAGACATTAAACGATATGTCTGATAGACTAGAAACTGAGTATAAGAAATTATACAAAGATATTGCAGGAGGAACAGATGAGTAAACTACCAAAACCACAAGGTTATCGTATGTTACTTAAGCCGTGGGAACCACCAATAGCTACATCAGGTGGTATATTATTATCGGATCAAACAAGAGAACTAGCTAAGTTTGCTTGTGTGGTTTCTGAAGTAATAGATATGGGTCCAGAATGTTATAAAGACATGGACAAATCTGCGACCACATGGTGTAAAGTGGGTGACTATGTGCTTACTGGTAAATATGTAGGACTTAAATTCAAATATGAAAATGAAGATTATTCTATCATAAATGATGATGAAGTCGTAGCTATTGTACCAGAACCAGATAAAATAAAACATAGATAAGCACTTGCAATATTACTACTAAATGTGGTATTATATTGTCCATAGCGTGAAACGCAGTTCGCAACTGACGGAGGTATAAATGATAGAAGACCCAAAAAAAGAAGAGCTTAATCTAGAGGAAGAACTCGAGATTGAGATTGATGAAGAGGGGCACACAGAAAGCCCAGCTGAAGAGCAGCCAGCTCCAGAACCAGAAACTCCCGAAACAACAGAGGAAGAAGAAAAAGAAGTAGATGAAGAACCTGAAGAGGCAGAAGCATCTCCTGAATCTGAAGAAGAGGAAGAGTCTGAAGATAAAAAAGTATATGGCAAACGAGCTGAGAAACGCATAAAGCGTTTAGTTAAACAGCGTAAAGAACTACAAGAAAAGCTTGAAGCACTTGAAGCAGAGAAACAAAAGTTTCAACAAGAGCGTGAAGAGTTATCTAGTAGAACTGCTGAGTCTGAACTAGAAGCTGTAAAGCAATATGGTAATAGACTAAAAGCTCAAGAGAAAGAAATACTAGCTACTTTAAAAGATGCTAAAGCACAAGGTGATGTAGATAAAGAAATAGAAGCGACAGATAAATTAGCTTCTATAAAAGCTGAAGCCTTAATTGTAAAGCAATATGAAGATAGAGCTGGTAGAGCTTCCACAACTAAAAAAGTTTCTGCTGAAGAAACTGCTAAAGAATCAGAGGCTAAAGCTCCTGTTCCAGATAGGAGAGCTGTTCAATGGCAAAAGAGAAACACATGGTTTGGTGGTAATGATCAGAGTGCAAAGATTATGACACAAGCTGCAATGGTAATACATAAGGAGTTAATAGAAGAAGGAGTATATCCTGATGCTGATCCTGATGAATACTATAGTGAACTTGATGCTAGAATTAGGACAGAGTTTCCTGAAAGATTTAAAGCAGATAAGACAGCAAAAAAAGTACAGGTAGTTGCGGGAGGAACGCGTACTTCCCCCAGTGGCAAACAGAAAGTCACATTGACCAAGTCGGAAGTAGAGACTGCTAATAAGTTAGGAGTATCTTTACAAGAATACGCGAAACAAAAAATGCGCAGAGATCAAGCTGCGGGATAAGGAGTAGATGAATGACACAGGCTACTAAGACAACTCGAAAGACGCGAGCATCGGGTACTCGCAAGAAAACATGGGCACCACCAAGTCGATTGGAAACTCCAAAAGCTCCTGATGGTGTACATTATAGATGGGTCAGAAATGAACTGCTAGGCGAAAGCCATGCAGGTAATGTTCACGAAAGACACCGTCAAGGATACGAACCAGTCAAACCAGAAGAGCTTGGCAGTGACTGGCAAGCGGATGTTTTAGACACAGGTAAACATGCGGGCACTGTTAGATCAGGTGATTTAATTTTGATGAAGGTTGACCAAGAAATTGCAGACCAACGAAATGAATACTTTGCTAACAAGACCAAAGCTGCAGAGGGAGCCGTCAACTCTGAGTTGCAGAAAAACAATAGCGCTGTTGCACCTATAAGCCAAGACGAACAATCCTCAGTCTCAGTAGGCGGAGGAAAACAGGCAAAGTTTGAGGACTAATATGTACCTCCACTTTGCTAATTAATAACGGAGGTAAACATGGCAGGTTTTGGATTAAGTCCAGTTAAACATGCGAAAGGTGGAATTGTTAGAACTAACAATTTTGTCGGTCAAAACGGTTATAGAATCGCCACTACTGCCCCAACAGCATTCTTCGAAGGTGATCTCGTGACTCTAAGCTCAGGTAATATCGTAACAGATATGGGAGCAGCAAGTCCAGGCGCAGTCGTAGGTGTTTTCTGGGGTGCAGAATACCAAGACAACTCAACTGGTGAAGTTAAGTTTGTCAGAAGTATTCCTAACGGCACTGTAGCCAAAGAGAAGTACAAATGTTATGTATATGATGATCCCGATATAGTCTTTAAGATTCAAGCGGATCAAGCTGCAACACCAATTACAGCAGCTAAAGTAGGATCAGTTGTACAGATCGTTGCATCACCAACAGGTAGTGCAATCACACATAAATCAGGTCTTGTTGCTGACTCATCAACAGCCGCTACAGGAAACGCAGGTTTCCCACTAACAGTGTTAGGTAGTGCTGAGTCTGATGACAGTTACACAGCTGCAGGAACCACTATGGATGTTTTGGTGAAGATTAATACTCACCAGTTCGGACTAGGTGGAACTGGCGTAGCAGGTATATAGGAGGATAAATTATGGCTATATCAAGAGCACAAATCCTTAAAGAACTTGAGCCAGGTCTTAATGCGATTTTTGGTACTGAATATAACAGATACGAAAATGAGCATGCCGTCTTGTTCGATGAGGAAACATCAAACAGAGCATTTGAAGAAGAAGTACTCTTCCCAGGCTTTGGTAATGCAGGTGAGAAATTCGAAGGTGCACCAGTATCTTACGCTGAAACAGGTGAAGGATATGTATCACGATACACTCACAAAACAGTTGCATTAGCATTCTCATTAACTGAGGAAGCTATGGAAGATAACTTATATGATAAGTTATCAACCAGACTAACCAAAGCTTTAGCAAGAGCAATGGCTTCTGCAAAGCAATTAACAGCGTCTAACGTTTATAACAATGCCTTTGACGGAAACTTCACAGGTGGTGATGGACAAGCATTAGTATCTAATGCACACCCATTACAAAACGGTAGCACTGGGTCCAACAGACCAGCAACTTACGCTGACTTGTCTGAGACATCTTTAGAAACAGCATTGATTGACATTGCTGGATTTACAGATGACAAAGGCGTGCCAGCTGCAATTACTGGTAAAACATTGCACATTCCAAGACAGTTAGTATTTGTCGCTGAAAGACTTATGAAGTCTCCAAGCAGACCAGGTACTGCTGACAATGATATTAATGCAATCAATAACATGGGTATGTTACCAGGTGGTTACTATGTAAACCACAGGTTTAATGATACCGATGCTTTCTTTATTAGAACTGACTGTCCTAACGGAACTAAGATGTTCAATAGAGCTGCATTAACAACTAAAATGGAAGGTGACTTTGAAACAGGTAACGTAAGATACAAAGCCAGAGAGAGATATTCATTTGGATTCTCTGACTGGAGAGCTGTCTACGGTAACCAAGGAGCCTAATAAACTTAAAGGTTGGGGGCTTAGTGCCCCCTTCCACTTATTAACATTGACTAGCGAAAGCTAGATTATGAAAGGATAAACAATGGGAAGAACAACATTTTCAGGTCCATTAAGAGTAGGACAAGCACAGAAAACTGAGAACGCACAAGTTGCGGGCGCAGTATCTTTAGTGGCAACAGGTCACATCGCAGATCCTACAGCTGCTAGTACAACAGCAGTAACAAGAAACTCAGACGCATCAGGTAACGGTACATTACCACTAATACTACCAGCAAGAGCTATTATAACAAAGCTAGAAGTACAAGGTGGCGCAACAGGCGGTACTAACCCAACATATGATTTAGGTTGGATTGGTGTTAATGATGCTACAGCATATGATGTAGATGGTTTAGTTGCAGATGGTGACGCAGACGGAGCCAAAGTAAATTTAAGCTTTGGTGATGGTACAACTGGAGACGACTTCGGTTTCGAAATGAGCACATCACAGCCAGTAAAAATTACAGGTGGTGTAGGTGACTCAGCTCCAACAGGCGGATCTATAACTTTCAGAGTTCACTATCATGTCTTTGATGACTTGGTTGGTGGCGATGGAAGCGCTGCATAATAATTAAATATTAACTCGGTGGTGGGGTGTAATGACCCCACCCTTGATAAGG